TAGTTGATACTATATTCAATCAAGGCAAGGCAGCAACCACAGTTATTACACGATGAACAGAGTTATTTTAGTTACAGGTGGATTTGATCCCATACATGGTGGTCATATCAAATACATAAGGGCAGCAAAAGAGATTGATCCACCAAGTCCAATATGTATCGGTCTTAATTCTGATGAGTGGTTGGTTCGTAAGAAAGGTAGATATTTTATGGAGTTTGATGAGAGAAAGGAAGTTGTATCAGGTATCAAGGACGTTGATTTAGTTATTCCTTTCATTGATGATGATGGGAGTGCCAATGATGCGATTGATATGTGTTTGTCAATTTATGACATAGTAATCTTCGCTAATGGTGGAGACAGGGGTGATGGAAATACTCCTGAGTATGATAGATATAAGGACGACCAAAGAGTACATTTTAGATGGAAAGTTGGTGGTGATGATAAACATAATAGCAGTTCTAAAATATTAAAGAGGTGGGGTAATTATGAGAGATAAGATACTGTTTGGTGATTGTAGAGAAACACTCAAACAATTTGATGAGAAAGCAAGAATGTGTGTCACATCGCCACCTTATTATGGACTGCGTGATTATGGAGGAGAAGACAGTCAGATCGGTCAAGAACAAACTCCTGATGATTTCATAAATGAATTAGTAAAAGTGTTTAGGGAGGTTCGTAATGTGCTTACAGATGATGGAACTTGTTGGGTTAATCTTGGGGATAGTTACTATAACTACCGACCTGGCAAAGGACAAGGATTACCAAAGCAAAGTGTTGCAAGCACAAAACAGGATTTACCTGATGTGTGTCCTCGTAGAGGAAATAGAATCAATGGACTCAAAGAAAAAGATCTTATTGGAATCCCATGGCTCTTCGCTTTCGCAATGAGAAAAGATGGATGGTATTTAAGACAGGACATCATCTGGCACAAACCAAATCCAATGCCCGAAAGTGTAAGAGATAGATGCACCAAAGCACACGAATACATCTTCCTATTCAGTAAAAACAAAAGGTATTATTATGACAATGAAGCAATCAAAGAACCCGCAAAAGATTGGGGAACAAGAGACAGAACTAACGGAAAATATCATAACGAAGGAACGGGACTTTCACCACATACGGGACTTACTAAAAGTTATCCAACAAAGAATAAACGAAGTGTCTGGTCAGTAACGAATAAACCATATCGTGAAGCACACTTCGCAACATATCCACCTGACTTGATAGAACCTTGTATCCTTGCAGGGAGTGAGAAGGGTGATATAGTTCTTGATCCATTTATGGGTAGTGGCACAACAGCAGCAGTCGCAAAGACATTAGGCAGAGATTACATAGGATGCGAACTACATAGAGATTATGGTAGTCTAATTGAGAAGAGAGTTCAAGATTATGTGACAGTTAACAAAGTGTCACAAGAACCCCCCATAAGTATCTTAGACATTATATAATAAGAGAGTAACAAAGGAGACATTATGCTCGAAGGATTAGTATTCACACTCGTATTGCTAACATTTTGTATTGGTTCAGCAATCGGTATCGTAAATTGGGGAGAAAAAGGGAGGTTCTTCTAATGAAATGTAAAGTCCAATTATATGTCGCAGGTCAGACATTTAATGAGATCGTTAGGGCAATTGACTATGCCGAAGCAGAGAGAGTTGCACTTGCGAGAAACCCTAATGCTAGAATCATTAGCGTAACAGCAGTATTCTAATGGGTGTAAACTATCAAAAGTTTTATCCTACCACATTTCCATCAATATTAGATGCCAAAGTCGGTCAACCGTCTGGGTATGTAACTAAAGATGGGATGTGGGCAGCAGTGCCATCAAACGGTAGAAAGTTTGCTATCGTTCATAATGGTGAGGTCATCCACTTCTCAAAGAATTTTGAGTGTGCAATGACATACATAAAAAAAGAACTCAAAAAAGAAAAATCTAATGAAAGATCAAGGAAACATTCCAGTAAATGATTCATCTGAAAAGTGGGATAGAGCAAGGGATTTACTTTTAGAATCTTTATATAAACCTGACGATTCTTTGAGGTCTTGTTCTCATAATCAACATTGCTTCAATGAAATGCTCGCATTGCGTGATGATGTGATAGATTATGTCAGTAAAATGGAGAATCCACACTCTACAAAACCCTTATCGAAGTGGAGATAATGAAGCATACATAAAGAAAATAAATACATCAGATGAGTTTTTCTTATGCTTTCAACCCAATACAGATTAAGACTAGAAGCGATTTGCAAGGACATTGCTTCGGGAGGTGAAGTTAGTTTAGAAGATATGATATGGGCAGAGAAATTGTCAAAGGCAAATACTTCAGCAAGAGGTATGCTGAAAAAGGCAAGAAGAATGAATACGAACCCGAACGATTCTTTTCTCAATAGCTTGAACATAGGAGACTCCGATTCAAGTGGAAGACAGATCAGGGGTTTCGATAGTCCAGATGATATATACGATTGGTTTAAGTCAGATAGGTCAGATGATTGGCGACAGAGAGACTAAGTATATGTGCGTAGGCATTTATTTTTGTTAACATTATACCGTATTTTTGTGTGGATTTCAATAAATAATTTTAGCATTTTATGGAGGTTAAGATGAATTAAACTTTCTACATTATGAAATTAATCTCACTACTTTATTCAACAAATGCACAACTTAATACCTTTCAATCAACTTAGTGGGTCTAATGACTCAGACAAAGAATTAGTCGCAGACTACTACCAGTGCATTTTAGAATGTGACACAGATGGAACAATCAGTAGGTCAATATGTAAGGAGGTTTTCAAGCAGAAGTTTAATGGGTTATAAAGATGTACAAATACTATCATCCACCTTAACTTAACATCAAATCAACACAACCCTTGACTTTATAAGTCAGGGGTTTTATAATTAATACAGTTATTCAATTATATGATTAATCCTTTGAGCGTAGTAAAAAATGTTAGGATGAGTTATCATAGATTTTATGATAAGAACATCAAGGAAGTTGAAGTGCAGTTTGGTAACGAAGACCCTGCGTGGATACCTTATGATACTTTACTTGCAATGATGCAATCACAGGTAGAACTATGGAAGTAAAAATCGGTAACATGGTCAGATATGTTGGAAAACCTGACCGAGAATTGGATTGGGGATACCATCAATACGATGATCCAAAAACAAAATTATTATTAGGTAACACTTACATTGTAGAAAGTATAGAGTATATTAGCAGTTATCCTAGAATATCTTTAATAGGTGTCAAGGGTCATTTTCATATGAATCAATTTGAGGTAGCGAGAGGGTGTGTCCGTCAGGCACAACCACTTCAATGAAAATGAATGAACAAACAAAGTTAATGTATATCTTAGAGCATCTTCATGCGATGGAGGATTTACTCAAAGATAATATAGATGAAGCATTACTATGTGCTAGTATTCGAGATATAAAAAATATTTTGGAAAGGCAGAGACAATCAATAGTCAAGAGGAAAGGACTTGCCAGATAATCTAGAAGATGCTATAATATTAGCGTTCCTATGGGCGGAATGGTTTGTTTTCCAAGTTTTACAATTTATTCACGATAATCTTTTAAGAATAGAGTGGTATTTTTATAATCGTAACATTAGGATATTAGATAGACAACACAAAGAGAGATTAGCAAATGAGAGCGATCAAAAAGTTTAAGAATTTGATGTTCTTTATACATGAACTTGTATGGTGGACTGTATCAGAGTTAGAGGATTGGTTATATCCATATAAAGATAGAATGACACCAGAGGAGAGATTCGAGATTAGGGTTAAGAACCCTGAGAGTGGTGAAGAGTATATGGTAGAAGAACATATACAGAGTATTAACGAAAGGATAGAGAGATTACAAGATGAAATGATGTGGGCGAAGGATCGAATATTCTACTTAGAGAATAAAGTAAAGAAAGTAAAAGTCAAGAAAGATAGTCCATCTGTATCGGGTTCGGTCAGGAACGTCACATAATTGCTAAATAATGTTACAAAACGTTACAATATGCAAATATGTTGAATAATAAAAAAGCAGCAAAAAAATTATTAAAAAGAGCAAAGGCACATCCTAGTTGGTACACTAATGAAG